GTCAGCAAGTCGTTTTGGTTCTGTGTTATCTGGCGCTGTATGCCTGCACCGAATGAGCCGCCGGTGCCGATACCACTAGCGCCCGCACGAGCGTTTTGCGAGGCGAGCGCTTGCATCATATTTTGTCGAATCTGAATCTGCTTCGATGCTGCATCCAGCCCGGCCTGCCGGGACTTGAGAACATCCTGATTCTTGGTGGCAACGCCTGCTTCATGCGAGCTGTATGCAGAGGCAGCAGCGCCGGCGGCCGAGACCGCAGCCATTGCGTACACTGCAGTGGGGACAGTGAGCGAAGTCATTATTGTTCTCCGCTCAATTCAGCGTCAAGGAAAATGATTTGCATAGGAAGCGGATCTACCTGAGTGAACGTAACCATCTTGTCCTCGTTTTGATCCCAAGTCGAGGACGCCTCTACCTCGATGATGCCTGTGTAGAGCGGCAGCGGCCCTGAGTCCATTTGGAAGTTGTCCATCTGCGCGAGCTGCGGTATGATCTGCACAGTCTGACCGTCGGGGCCGCCTTCGGTCATAATGATCAGGCCCTGCGTCTCGCGCACCTTCGCACGCAGCGCCACGATGCGCTTCTTGTGCGCCATATTCGTGCCGGTGGGCCAGCGCACCGTCTGCAGCGGCATGGGCTCAACAATCGGATTGAAGTTCAGCCCGATCTCGACCTGACTCTGAATCGCGTAGACGTTCCCGTCTGTCGTCAGCGGCACGATGCCGGTGGTCGGCACAGTCTGCGTATCGAGCACGTATCCGTCGGCGAGCACGCGCACCGTGGCGCCCGCGAGCCAAGGCACCGTGATCTGCGTCAATCCGGCGACACCGCTGCTCGCGTAGTAGCAGCAGTCAGTGTAGGTGTTCTCGGTGGGCTGCTCAAGCATGAGCACCGTCTTACCGTTGATGACTCGCTGCACGAGCATCAGAATATTCTGGACTATTGTGCCGACGTTCGCGAAAGTGCCTTGCGTCTGCCAGTTCGTCCACGCCTGTACGCTGACTTCTTTGCGTGTGTTGTAGACTGAGCAGCTGCCGCTTGGCAACGCATCGAAGTCCGTCGAGGGGTTCGTGCCGTTGCAGGCGAACAGCAGGTTGATCTCATCGTCAACCGAACCCTGCCACACAGCAATATCTTGCACGTTGTAGATCAGGCTCGGCGCAAGCGCGGATATACCCAGCGAGTTGAACTGATCCACCGTATAGTCGAACTGGAAGTCGCGCAAGGACTTCAGGTTCCGTTGCACGAAAATCACGTTACCGTCGATCATGCACGGCTTGATGTGCGCGCCGCCATACTGCGTCTGGTTCAGCGGGGCGCTTGCCGGCGTGATGGCCTGGCCCTGGTCGTTGATGAAACGGAATTCGCCGCCGGTCGTGAATATGCATAACGACTTGCCGGGGAAGAGACCGTTGATCGCGTTCAGCGCAACGCCGCTCATGGTCACATAGACGGCCTGGTCATCGAGCCCCTGCGCCGTCTGGAAGTTCAACACGTCGTTGACCCAGCTGCCGACCAAAGACTCTTGCTGCGACTGCAGGCCGCCGAACCACAGGCGTCCTTGGAAGTACGTCACGCAACTCGGATATCCCCGTATCGGACTCCACAGATTCTCTTGCCGGGCGACGCCTTTCTGCGTCTCGGTCATCGTCGCGGTCGCGTTCGAGGAGAGTGAGGTGACGGCGATCAAGCCGATCGGCGCGGCTGCTGCGCCTGAGAACGTGAGCGTGTAGTTATATGCGCTACCGCCCGCGACGCAACTCACGCCGGTGAAACCGTTCACAGCCCAAAGCGCCTGCACGGCCTTCTCCACGGCCTGGCTGGTCGCGCCTGCGATGCCGGCGCCCCCGGTCGTGTAGTCATCCCCTGCGTATGTAATCGGGCCGGTGGTGTCGGTGAGCAGGGTGATCGTGAACGTGTCGCCGGTGTTCCATCCCACGTTAGTGACGAAGGTCTGGATGTCGGAAGTCGGCGTCGGGCTATTCGTATCGTCGTAGTCGATCTGCGGAATGAAATCGAAGATGATCGGGAACGGCTGGAAATTGTAATACGATGCGTAGTTCGCGGCCGTGGTCGGAAACACGAGCGGCGAGTTCTGGCGGATCACGGCGATTTGCGGGACCGACTCGTGCACCATGACCAGCGTCTCGGCACTAGACTGTGCATCCATCGCGGCCAACTGAGCGCTTGAATACGGTAGCGGGATGCTCTGAAGCGTAGCGCCCGTGCTCGCGTTCACCACCGTGCCGCTGCGATCGGTGCAAATGATCGCGTACTGCTCGGTCGTCGACACTTCAAACGGGATGACGCGGCCTTTGGACACCGTGCCGGAGTCGCCCCAGAGCGTGAAGTCCCCGATCGCCACAAGCGCCGTGCCGAGGCTGGTGGCGCCCACGCGCGCGACGCGCCAGTAGCGCGCGGTTACAGGCCCGACCGCTCGATAGGCATACCCGGACAGCCCGTTACCCGCGTCCACTTGGGGTAGCGCTAGCAGCGTAGTCCAGTTCGTGTTGTCGGTGCTGTACTGGATTTTAAAGTCCACGCTCTCGCCGGAAGTCAGCGAGAGACATGTCACATCTGCGAAGAGCACGGCATGCGCGCTACCAAGATCCAAATGCACGACGACGTACGGGTTGATCGCCTCGACTTCGACCGTGGTCTCCGTGAGGTAGAAACCCCACTTGTTGCTGCCGAAAGCAGCATTGTCTGTGACAGGCACGCCGCCGAACGCGGCAGTTACGCCCGCAGGCACGCCGGTGTTGTTGCTCTGGTAGATGCCGTTGCCGGCAGGCGACCAATAATACGTCGCGCCTTCTGCGGCGCTCGAGTACGTGCCGGTCAACTGCGTGAGTTGGTTCGGCATCGTCTGACAGTACGGCATGCCGCGTCGACGCACAACGCCGCCCAGATGGGAGAGTTCGACGTTCACGCCTTGCAGCAGTGAACTTATATAAGCGCTGGTATCAACACGACCTTGTGCGCGAGGATCGAGCACTCCCGACAGGAAGTTGCTTTGTGTAGCGTGTGTGAGAATATTAGCCACTGACTACATCCTCGAAGATATCAGTCGCGGCCTTGCGCGGCTTACCCGCGAACAACTCTTCGTGCATCTTCTCACCGGGGCGAAGACCGATGTACTCGATCTTGATGTCCTTGCCGCCGATCAGCTGGCGCGCAAGGCTGTCGATCGATATCGGATCACCCATGTCGAGCACGAATGTGCCGGCACCAAGCTTGCTCGCGGTAAGCACCAGCTTCACAGCGTTATCCACAGTCATCATGTACCGGGTCGCATCTTTGTGCGTGACCGTTACCGGGCCGCCGCGCGCGATCTGTTCATCGAACAACGGCAGCACAGAGCCCGAGGAGCCCATGACGTTGCCGAAGCGCACGATCGTGTAGCCCAATTTGCGGACGATATCCTCGGCCGCTGCCTTGGTCTCGCCCATCGCGCAGGAAGGCTTCACGGCCTTGTCGGTCGAGATCAGCACCAGCTGGCGCACATCGCAGCAACGTGCCGTGGAGGCGACAATACGCGTGCCGTCGACATTCACCCGACGCGCAATAGCCGGATTCTTCTGCACCATCGTGACGTGCTTGTACGCGGCGGCGTGATAGACCACGTCCACGTTGAACAAGAACGCCTGATGCACGTCTTTGAAATAGCTTACATCTCCCAAGATCGGTGTAACCGGCGCAATCGGTGCGAGTTCGCGATCGATGTTGTAGAGCGCAAGTTCCGAATTGTCGAACAGCAGAATACGCGCGGGTTGCTGAGCAGCCACTTGCCGGCAAATCTCGGACCCGATCGAGCCGCCGGCTCCGGTCACGAGAACTGTTTTGCCGATATTCGTCACTATCGGACCTGGATAAAAGGGCGATGTTGCAGCGGACGATTCGGGCGCTGGCGCGAGTCGGCGAACATGGACCGGCCGCGCTGCACTTCATATGCCTGCTCGCACTTCGTGCGGTTGCTGTCGGACTCCGTGATGGGCTTGACGAAATGTTTGGCAAGCGCCAACGTCACGAGCAACGAAAAGTAGCTCGGGATGGTGGAGGGGTCTGGTTTGAATTGATACTCGGCGATGAGGCTCGCCGGTTGGATGCTGGGGTTGGAGTTGATGTTCGTGTATAGAACATTGCCGCCGTAAATCTCGTACAGCTTATCGGGGCCCACACCCCAGAAGCCGATCATGGCAAGGCAGTCCGTAGGGATCTGCCAGGCGTATTGCCACTCGTTGATTGGAGTTTGGTTCAGCTGACTTAGGGCAGCTTTCTTGCACGAGAAGCGCCAAGGATGGACCTGGATCTCATTCTCGTACACCATATCGAAAAGCGCCGCGGCAACTTGCGCGCCATAGCGAGGATCGGTGACAGAATTCAGCGGCTTCTCACCAGCGAGTACGAGAGCGGCGCTCATCATGGAAAGCGCTGTCTGAGATATAATGGGAGCCGGTGCGGTCATACGTACAAATCCTTGAATTCGGGGCAGTCCCAAGGACGCGGCCTGCCATGAAAATATATGAGCCGCGCTTCCGCGGGAATGACTGCTGGCCGGAAAGCGTTCCCGCCACCACAATCGACTTTATACGATACGCATTGGCCTGGTACAATATCTTGCCAGCGTTGAGCGCGCTTTAAAAAATGCTGTTCGAGCATCGGCTGATCGCCTTTGTGCCCGAGGCGCTGCATGTGAATCTCGGGATGACGCATCCAGTCTTCCCAGACTTCGGCGCGGTCTGCTTCGGGCAGCAGCATCAGCGATGCTTGCAGCCCCTCTTTCAGTCTCTTGCCGTCGCGGTACGCGTCGCGCAGCAGCGTGAGGCGATTAACCGCCGTAATCGCATCAATCGGCCCAACAAGCACCGTGTCGATGTCCATATAAAGGACAGTGCCGTGAATGTGCGGCGCGAATACTTCGTACTTCCACCACCACCCGGGCCAGGAGGCCTTGCCTTTCCAGCACTCGACACCCGGCACATTCACGGGCGTAATGCACACGAAGTCATCGAGCGGCGCAAATTGTTCGCACTGACGCGCGAGCACCTGCACCTGTTTCGCTGTGAAACACTCACCAGACCATGTCGCGATGATCTTCACTGGAAATACTTCCCGAACTCTGCGGTGTGCCACGGACGCGGGAGCTTCGAGAAAACAACGATGCGCGTATTCTTCGTGTACGAGCCGCAGAAGATCAACGGCGTCGCGTGAATGCCGCGGAACACTCTGTGGCACATCTGCCCGGGGAGTTCCATTTCCCAGCCATACGGCCAGGGCGATTTCACGGACGATCCGTAGTCGTCTTTATTCTCGTTCCCGCTGCCGTAGTACACGGCAGTCGGGTCGTATATCTTAGCCCATACGGCGCGCAGGAACACATCCTCGCCGCCGAACTGCTTCATGCGCGCTTTCGGGTCGGCCCGGAAAATCTCGCCGGCTTCCTTGCGGTCCTGCTCTCGCAGGAACCAGCACGCGCCGCCGTATACAACACGCCGCTTGCGGTTCAGGAAATCCTTGATCGGCCCGAGGATCACGGTGTCGATGTCCAAGTAGAACAGATCGCCCGTAATCGAAGGATCGAACAATTCCATCTTGGCCCAGAAGTGCGGCCAGTCATGTTTAAGCGGCGTACATTGAACGCCTGCTATGTCGATATCTGACAGACAAATGAACTCAGTGCCGGGAGGCGACCACTGCAGCACCATGCGCTGCAAAGCTTGCACGTGCTTGGGCAGGAAATCGCCGCCGGACCGGAAGACTGTGAAAACTCGCACCCAACTTCTCCTTGGGTTGAAAACCTATAACGCTAGTACGCCTCAAGCGCCCAACGCCCGTCTTTGCGCAGAGGCCGCACGCCGGGGATATTCGTGATGTCGACTTCGCAGTCTTGCCAGTCGTTCGAATTGCTCAAGGGATTCTTGCGCAGCCACGACGGAATCGCCGGGGTGCCACCGTTCATCGGATTCGGACCCTGGAAGAAGTTCTGGATCGTGCGCTCAAAGCCCTTCGGCGCGCTCACCAGATTGGCCGAAGGCGGGTTCGTGGCGATGATGCCTTGCCCCGTGCCCTGGCCGCGGCCGGCGCGCTTGAACACGCGCTGCACTTGCGGGAACTTGCGCACGCGCTTGAAAGGAACCCATACAGGGGTAGGATATGCCATGTGCTTACCTTACGTATTGATCGTGCTGTTGGAGAGAATGCCGGAAGCGGTGAGATACGAACCCGGTCCCATCGCCATGTTGCCCGGGCCGCCGCGCGCTGGCGCATCAGCTGATCCGTTCGCCATCAGGTTATACACAAGCTGCTGCTGCAGGCGCGCAAGCTGCTGCGTGTATTCCAAAAACTGCGCGGGATTGGATGCAGCCGCGGCGGTAACTAGAGTTTGAACGGCCGCGATTTGCGCCTGGAGCGCGTAGTTCACTATGTCCGTAGACGGTACTGTGACAGCCATGTGCTACTCCTTAAGTGCCGTACGTGCAGGTTGCCAGAATCGTCAACGGGCTCAACTTGCCGGAGGCCATGAGCGCATCGACGAGTTCCGCGTTCACCGCGATCTGCCGCTGTTGCGCAGAGTCTTTGGAAGGACCCGCCGCGGTGGCTGTGACGATGGCCGCTACCGCGGTAACTTCCACGGCTTTCGGTGTGTTCTTAAGATCTGATGCTGGTACTACAACGGCCATGTTATTTCCCCGACCAGTCGCGCGAATATGCGGCCGGTTCTTTGATAGCGAGAGTTGTGGTCTTGTCGCCGGGAACCTTTTCAGAACCCTTCGACGCATCGCTCGTATCGGGCGAATAATTGCCGGTGCCGTCAACGCCGGAAAAATCCAGCTTGTAGCCTTCGGCCTGGTGCTTCGGCGCTCCGCCGCGCGCTTCGTGCGTGCCGTAGCCCGGGACGCTGCCTTCGTAATTCTTCGGACTGCCGTCCAACACGATGCTGGGCGAATACCCTTCTGGTAACATTGCCATTTCAATTCCTCGTGGGCGGATGGCCCAAAATTTCACGTGTAAAACCTGACATGCTGAAAACCCAACCTTTAAACTCGCCATCGGCCAGCTGTCGGAACCGATCGCGATATGCCTTGATCATCTTCGACTCTTGCACGCGCATGGGCATGCCGGGTTGTGTCGAGTACTGCCCGGTGTGATGCGGCGTTACGTGCGAGGAGAAGCCAGGATCGCCGACACGCAAGCAACTGCGATTCTGCGGTATACCGTGCCCCTCCCCGGGGAAGTATCCGCTGTCATCAAGCGGCGATCCGCAGAGGACTACCTCCTCGAAACCCATCATCCTCGCAATCTTGGCCGCTTTGCTGGCCGATGTCGAACAGATGCCCATCTCAAACGGCCACCAGTCCGTCACGGAAGGACACATGTGCTTCATCTCCGCTATGCGATGCTTCATCGTGCTCGCGTGTAGCCGCCAAGGCGACGCCTTCGGAAACATCTTGCGACGCGCCTCAGCGAAGAATTCGCACTTTTCCTCGTGGCCGGCCAACACGTGCTCTGCGTGCTCGACCGCCGTACACGCGCCGTTGATCAGCATGATCTCGGCGAAGGGGCGCATCTTGAGCGCCTCCTTCAAATCCGCATGGAGGCAAGGTGCCGACCCTACGACCAGCATCGTGTTTCTCCCCACGCTGCCTCCTAAACTATTTGCCGGACCAATCTCGCGAGTACGCGGCAGGCTGTGTAACCGCCAGCATCGTCTCTTTCTCGCCCTTCGGCTCCGCAGTACCTGTGTGAGAAGCACTGCTCCAGCCATCAGTGTACGTGCCGATCGCCATCTGTTTGAAGCCGGCGGCGTTACGCACAGGCGGCGGGCCGCGGCCAACATTCACATCGGGCGCTTTCGCGCTTTGCTCGTATCCGCAAACTGCGGGTGTAAATCCTTCAGGCAACATCGCCATCTTGCAATCCTCTATTCGCCAAACATGCGCACATCATGTGCTATCGTCATTGGTGCCGACAGGCGGCACGAAGCCCGGCACTGCTGGCACATTCAGCATCAGCCCGGCTGTTGAGACACGCGAAGTAAAGCCGACGCGCCACTGTGCCCAATTCATCGTTGGAAACACTGTCTCAGTAATTCCAGAAGGCGTCCCAGCTGCGGTGACTATCGCACCGCCTGCAACCGTACCGAGCGTAGCGGTAGTCGATCCATTGGTCGCCAGAACTTTATACGTCGTAGGACTCACATAGCCCGTGATCGAACCGGTGCCGCCGAACGTACCGGCGATCGTCACCAAGCTGCCGATGCCAATGGTCTGTCCGGTGCCAAGCACAAACGAGATCTGCCCGGCGATGCCGGTGATCACGAACGTGCCGAGGGTCGAAGCCAACGCCGCGTTCGTCTGTGCAAGCGTCGCAAGGTTCACGCGATTCTGCTGGCGGTTGCCAACGTTCAACGCGTTCTGCTGTAGCGAACGCATCGCTGCGGCCCAACGGAAGGAAGTCCACTTCGGAATGTGTACTGTCATGCAATCCTCATTCAGAAGTGGCCGGGTGTAAGTCCCCGGCCGGGAAGATCAAGCGGTGCCGTAGCTCGAGATCGTTGAGGTAAGCAACGTTCCCTGGCTGATGTTCACAACGCCAGCAACGAACGTCGGGACAACCGAGCGAGTGTTGCTGCGGACCGTAGCCAAGCGAGCCTGGAAAGGCGAAGCTTGAGCGGAAGTGTAAATGAGATCGCCAACCTTGAGTCGGTTAGCGGCCGCATTGAAATATCCGCCGGACGCAACACCACCGGCGCCCGTGAAGGCGTCCGTGGTGGAGTAGGTCCAAAGAGTCGGGGCCAAGTCGTTGCCGACCGTGCCGCGAGCCAGATTGGTATTGAAACTTGAAAATGCCATTGTGGTATTCCTCTAAAAAATGGCTTAGGTGCCGTAGACCATGACCGGAACAACGCCCAAAGCGTCGATCACGGCGGCCCCGCCCATGTAGATTGACTGCGACAGCCAGGCGCCGTTCACAGGGATGAAGTCAACGCGCGATTGCGGCTCGATGGCGGTCGCGAGACCGGTCGAAGCTTTGTCGTACGCGAAGCACACCGCGACGCTGGTCGAACCAGTCGGGATGCCGCCTTCCAAACGATTTTCGATGATCTTGAACGTGAAGCCGAAAGCCTTCTTGTTGTTCACATCGGCGTCCACGAGGACCCGCATCGTCTGGTAGTCAGCACTGGTGATTTCGATTTCGGCCAAGGAGGTCTCGAGACCAATCGCCGTGGTCATCAGGTAATGATCCCCGCCGGCTGCTTGGTTCTGAACCAGGTAACGCTTGGCATGACGCAACTTGTCGGCGGTGAGGCCGGTGTTCGTGCCGCCGTAACCAGAAGTCACGGTGCCGGCGTAACCGCTGGCATTGTTCAAAGCGTTGATGATCAGCTGGTCTTCGGCGCGGCCGATCGACTTCGCAAAGCTGCGGGCAAGTTCCGCGCGCTCGTCGATGTTGGTCTCGGCTTGGTCGAACAGGTCGGTGTAGTCACCGATGCGCCAGTTGGTCAGCGTCGCAAAGATCTTGCTATGGCTGGTGTCGTTCGGGGTGATCGCTTCGGCGCTCGAAGTCTGCTGGTATGCCATGCCGGCACCCATCTTGCGGAACGCGTACTGTTGGCCGGTGACGCCCGTTTTCACACGGACGGTATTGCGCAGGACGCCTTCGCCCTGGTACACCAGCTTGACTTCGGTATCGAACGCGGCAATCGCGGCGTCCGTGGTAGACGTGTAGACGCCTCCCAGATTAATGCTCATGTTTAAATCCTCAAAAAAGTTGAAGGGAGAAATTCTTTCTTGTCGGCTTTCACGACGTTCGATTCGATTGGGGTCCCGCCTTGGTAGACGGCCCTCCCTCACCTTACTGCTGGCGGCGATGATTGTGCCGGCTCGTGAGAGGTCCCGGCGTCATCGTCGTTTGCAATTCACGGTGTCCCTCTGAGAAGGACACCTAAAATTACTTCTTTTTTGCGTACCGGGGCAGCTTCTTGCTGCCGCGTGCATGGTCCGCTTTCGCGAACTTCTTACCGACCGAAGCCGGTATGCCGATCGTGCTGTTGCCGGCGGCCGCGGCGTGCATCGCCGCTTGCTGCGCTTGTGATGTGCTAGGCATTACGACACCTCTTCCTGTTGGTCATCGGCGCCCATGATCACGTTGCAGTACCATGACCCGTCCATCTCATACAAGCACGCGAGGCCGCCTTCGTCCAGATCCAGCGCGTCCATGTCGCCCAGCAGTTCGAACCCAAGCAGCCGCAGATTCGATCCCGAACCCACGTACAGCAGACAGTCGCAGCTGGCAACCTGCTTGTTGAACCACGGCAGGAACCGACCTTTGAAGTCGCTGTACGATTCGCCGCCTGCGGGCGCTTCCGTAGGGTTGTCGATCAAGCGTTGAACCTCGGGGCGTCCGTACCGTTTCTTCGTGCCGGCAATCACCCCGAGGTTCCAAGTCCGCGCTTCGCTCGAGACCACGAGCTTCGGGTCCGATATCGTTCCAGACTCGATAAGCTCCGCAGTCTGCTTCGTGCGCTTCAAATCGGCCGTGATGATCTTCGTCAGCGGCACCATCTTCAGATACTGCTGCGCTTCTATCAGACTCACCAGACCTACGTCGGAAAGCGGAAAGTCAAGGAACCCATCTGAACGCTTGTCTGCGTCCAGTACGGTATGACCATGCCTCATGACGTAGATCTGCTTCACTTATCAGCCTCTGATGTTTCCCTGTCGATCGCGCTGCACGGGGTTCGCTTTGAAATACTCTTGGCGAGCTTGTTCCACTTTCACGCGATACGCCGGGTCGATCTCATACAGACGCTGGCCCTTCGCGTTCCGCGCGGCCTGCATCACATTGATCGCTTCAAGCCCTTGGGCGGAAGCCCCTGCCGTATCTTCGCCCGGCTTCGGCATGCGCACCTGACCGGACTTCGAAATCATCCGCTCGAGTACCGCGAAGGTCGCTGCGGCGGTTGTGCCGTCGCTCGTCGCGGCGCGCATCAGTTGGAAGCCCTGCTCGTCCAGATTCGCCTTGGCCCACGTCACAACGTTGCCAATGCGAGTCTGCGCGTCCTTGCCCAGTTGCATGAGCACTGTGGACATCGGCACGGTCTGGCTCGCTTCGTAGCTCGCCAACTGGCCGAGCAAGTCATTGAACTTCTCGTTGCTGACATTGTTCTTGATGGCCCAGTCTTTGAAGTCGACCATCGTCGGATGCTTCATGTCGACCGTGACGCCATCGGGCAGTTTGATTTCGTAGTTGCCGTCTTTCGGCGCGCCGACGAATGCCCCGAACTTGCTCTCGAGTTCCGTGTAAGCCTTCGCCTGCTCGGAGACGTTCTTGTACTTTTCCGACTTGAACCAGGCCGGCTTCTCGCCGGTGCCCGGGGTCGTGTCGTTCAAATTCCATGCCTTGCCGCTGTTCGGGTCCGCGGCGAGTCGCGCAGCGTCTGCGGCCTTGGCGACGAGCGCTTGGGCGGCAGCGAGTGCTGTCGCGTCGGCGTCACCGGCAGGGGCCGGGGCTGGCGCGGGAACCGCTCCAGTATCAAGCAACGAGTCGCCTTGCGCTGGTGCTGTTGCGACGGGGGCGACAGGAGCTACAGGAGCAACGGGGGCTGCAGCGGGTGCTGCGGCTACTGGTGCGGCTGGAGCAACGGGTGCCGCGGGAGCGGCCGGTGCTGTGTCAGTCATTTAAATTTCCTTGTAGGGACTCTTGCCCCCGGAGAGCGCGAACTGAATCTGCTGATGAATGCCTTCGACGAACTCACGTTCGCCGTTGTAGTACGCCAGTTCGCCAAGCGTAGCATTCGTAGAAACTTTCCGGTTCCGTACCTTGTTGCTCCAGTGTTCGAGCAAGTCTTTGCCGGGGCCGGATGTGAAAATCAAGAACTTCTGAGAGAAGATGAGCGCGAGATCCGCGTTCTCTTTTTTCGCGACTTGAGCATAGCTCTTAATTTCAAAAGG